GGTATATACTATTGTTAATAATAATACTACTGTTTGTAGCAGCGGATTTATATCTGGCATTATAGAAAAGGTTATACCACCTAAACTTATACCATAAATTCTTAAGTCTTGCATTTTATTTGTGCATTTTATTTCCAAAGACTTTCTCCACGCCTCGCGATCCGAAATAGCCTCCGATTACTATTGTTAATAAACCGGTTATTGAATCAAGCGGATAACCTAAGTACCACCCAATTACATAGCTCACTGTTAAAAATATTAATACTAGAGGACGTACATTGGCCGCAAGCCATGCGCCTGAGCCAGCATCTGCTACCCATCTTTCTGTTGTCCCATCTATTTCAGCCCTTTCAAGTTTTAGTTTTTCTAAGGCAATTTCTTTATCGCCGTCAGACATTTCACTACTACCTATTATAGCTTCTATAATACTACCAGCTGGCGTGCCACTAGCAATTGATCCGACTACAGTTGGAATCTTATTTAATAAAAATTTCCCAACTGCAGTATCTTTAAATTTTTTTTTCATATAATTATATTTCAGTAGGAATAGGGATTATACAATTAATCCATTGTTGGTTATCTTCATCCCATTCACATTTTTCTTCACCCGAAGGATGTTCAACGGGAGCTTCCCATTGGCAAGTAGTTTCATTTAAAATCCAACTATTATATGGTTTAGGCGGTATAAATGCATCTAATTCACTATTATAAGTATATCCTATCCCAGCCCAATTTTTTCTAAATGCTAACGATCTTGATGTTTGAATCCATGTACCTCCATGCAAATTAGTTAATATTTCTATACCTTTGTTTTCTTGTTCTGAACCATCTATAGTTATCAATTCATTTGCTAATACTAAAACCCTTGTAACTATATTATTTGAATCTATTTGTGCAAAATGTGCCATATTATAATGTTAAAGTGTCTGAGCTACTATTTAAACTAAAATATCTATAATTACCGCTAACAACATCATTATAAGATCTACTTTTAGAATATCCTGTATGTGTAGCCGGTATTCTTATTTGTATTGATCCAGAGTTTCCACCTCCTCCTTGCCATCTTCCTCCAGAACCTGTATAAGGATTAATATCACCAGATGGAGATGAGCCACCTGTATTTCTTCCAGTATCTGCACTAGAACCGTCGCCATTTAAACCAGCAGGATAACCGCCTCCACCAGCTCTAGATCCACCTCCATAAGCAAACATTTCTGTATTAACACCAGAAGCTGAATTAGCCCATGTGAAGTTTGTACCTGCACCACCGTTAATACCACTACCTGCTGCTGAATGACCACCACCACCTGCAGACCAATAACCTCCTTGGCTATTTCCTCCTGCATTACCTTGTCCTGATGTTCCAGCACCACCTGTACCTGATCCTGCTCCACCACCACCGGATCCTCCAGCGGCACCAGCGGCATTATAACTACCGCCTCTTCCTCCACCAACAGCTGTTAATGTTCCGAGAGTTGCTGAGGTTAACACAGTATCACTTCCGTTAGATCCTGTATTATATCCTGTACCTGCCCCTATAGAAGTTGCGGTTAATGTTTCGCCAATAGGTATATTAACTGTATTTGTTAATAAACCACCAGCACCACCACCACCAAATCTAGTACCAAAGTAACCATCATATCCTGAACAGCCCCCGCCGGCAACAACGATGTACCTAACTTCTACTTCAGCTGCAGCATAGGACCTTGGGGCTAAAAGTTTTCTTCTTAACATAATTATGGAGTATTATCACTAGTATATGTAGCTATACTGTACATAAATATTGGATCTGTAGAAGAATCATCTGTACATTCTAATTGTAAAATATTATGACCTGTATTATCATAATCCACTCCACCAATTTTATTAAAAGTATTTGAATTACTTCCTTGTGCAGCTAGCGTAATTGATTGTGCTTTTAAAGGATATATAGTTATCACCTGGCCTTTTTTATATCCAGTTAAATTAATAGTGTATGCTCCAGTTAAATCACCACTTAGTTTAAATACAGAACCACTAGCACAATCAAAAGATACTGTGCCGGTTAATGTTGATATTGCTACACTTGCTGTATATCTATCTGATAAAACGTTATGTGTTACTTTTGTTAATGCCATGTTTATTTATTATTTAATCCCATTGTTGAGTTTCTTCATTCCAACTATGCGGTTTATCATCTGTAGGTGAAGGGGTTGGGGGTTCCCAATTATTATTTGAATTTAAAGTCCAACTAGGATATGGTTTAGGTAAAATAAAAACATCATTATTTGAGTCATAAGAACATCCTATAGAGGCAAATATATTTCTTTTACTTGCATCTTTATATGTTCTAAGTCTTTTTGGATGAAATCCTTGTAACTGATTTAAAAAATCAATTCCATTTTGATCATTTTCATTACCATCAATGCCTATTAATATGTCGTCAGCAATAACTTGTATGTCTGAAACAATATTTTCGTTATTTAAAGTTACAAAATATGCCATAGTTTTAATGTGTATAAGTTCCTGCGCCTGTAAATTTAATTATTGTATGAGCGCCTGATGATGATATTGTGGGAGAACCAGTGGTTGTACCTGTATAATAAAGTGTTGGTATTTTTAAAATTACTACACCATCACCGCCATCACCGCCTTTTCCACTACCACTTCCATTAGAACTACCGCCGCCTCCGCCACCGCCAAGACCATCTGTTCCATTACTACCAGTTTGTACTGTTCCATTAGTTCCATTACCACCACCGCCGTTTCCACCTAATGAAAGGCCGTTAGCTGTAGAACCATTATAATTATTACATCCTCCTCCGCCACCATATACAACAGCTGACCCTGTTATTGAAGATGAAACGCCATCACCACCTTTATGACCACCAGCTGGAATTCCTTGATTTGGTAATCCATTATCTCCGGCTTCACTAGCGCCTCCACCAGCTCCAGCTGGCCCATAAACATTACCTGGACTTCTATATGTTCCATTGCCACCATTAAAGCCTTCTGCGGGACTATATTGTCCAGCATTACCTGTTCCTCCAGCGGGAGCACCGCTATTTTCTGTTAATCCACCGCCGCCTCCGGATCCTCCAGAAGCACCTGTTCCTCCGTTATAACTACCAGCACCTCCACCACCTGTAGAGCTTATAGTAGTAATACCTGAGCCTGCTAAAGAAGAGTTACCACCACTATTTGAAGTAGCAGCATTGGCCTGGGTGCTTACACCAGCTCCACCTGTACCTACAGTAGCTGTATATTGTACACCTGAGGTTGGAACAAATGATCCACTTCTAACACCGCCGGCGCCACCTCCACCACCTAAGTAGTTTCCGCCTGCACCACCGCCTGCTACAACTAAATATTCCATTACTTCTTCAGCAGCATGGCCATCTGCATCATTTGCAACTAGCCATCCTCTTGAACTTCCCGAGTATACCATTTCTACAGCTTTACCAACTGTATTTAATAAAAAGTTATTTGTTGAACCATTTATTTTGTCAGAAGAGGCAATTGTTAATGCATTAGTTTGAAATTTAAAAAAAGCATCTATTACAGCAACAGTATCCCCAACAGAAGGACTACTAGGCATAGTCATTGTTATAGTTGAAGAAGTTGTATTTATAAAATAACCTTCATTAGCTGCAGCTGTAAAATTAGCAGTTTGTATACTTGAATCCCAACTAATTCCAGATCCTGACCCTGATGAAGCTTTTATATGAACAACTTCTATTTTAGCACCATTACCTGGTGCTGGAGAAAATGTTAAAGTAGTACTACTAATTGTATATGTAGATTTATCTTGATATACTCCATCTATATATACTTGAGTATTGTTTTTATTAGATACAGATAAAGTAAGATTAAAAGCTGTAGTTGAACCATTACCTGTAAAATTATCAACCGCTACTACATTTCCGCTTATAGCTACAAATTGAATAAGTTCTACAGATGTACCATTACCAGGAGCAGTTGACATTGTAACTGTGCTACCGCTTGTTGTATAATTATCTTTAGATTGATATACACCGTCTATATAAATTTGTACATTATTTTCATTAGCAATAGTTGAGCTAGTATTAAATGTAGCAGTTGAACCATCACCAGTATATACATTTTTTTCTATAGTTACAGTACCACTACCAGCACCGCCACCGCCACTAATATCAATTGTTTTTGTTGCTCCTGTACCTGAAGCAGTTACTCCTGATCCTGTAAAATTTAAAGTTGTGGCTAGTGTAGATAAAGCGCCGCCTTCATCTTGTATTGTTATACCTTGTGATCCACCTGATGCAGCTATAGTAACTTCTTGAGCACCATTTCTTGTAAGAGTTACATTTGATCCAGCAGTTAATTGAACGGTAGAATTATCATTACCGGATCCAGATGTTAGATTTATATCTACGTTTGAACCATCTTGTGTTGCATTTAAATCGTAAGTATCACCAGATGCGGTAGATGCTATTGTAACTTGATTAGCATTATCTCTAGTAAGAGTTATATTACTACCAGCATTTAATTGTACAGTTGAATCCGTACCACTTGCAGCATCTAAATTTAAGTCTACATGATCACCATCTTGTGTAGCATTTATAGAATATGTATCACCTATTGTACCTGTGCCAAATTTAACATAGCTACCCATAAGTGGATGGTTGCTACACTGATAAAATAATACAGGGGGTGTAGTTGTAGTTGGTATAATTTGTGTATATGATCCAGAATTTCCTGGAGCAGTTGTACTATGATTATTTGTTACACCTGTTGTATATGCTGTTGTTTTAGCAGCATCTTCATAAAATAACAATGGATGTCCAGTATTTGAACTATCAGATTGATCAAAATAATATTTATTACCGGGTGTAAATTCAAGATATGCTCCTTCAATACCGTCTATAGTATAGCCATTACCGCTACCATTACCATGCTCTGGATGCGCAGCGGTTTTAGTTACAACTTTAACTTCTAAAGTCTGGGCTGTATCGCTATGACGTATAGCTCTATGTGCCGAAAGATCTATCGGTGATTGAAATTTAATACCCATGTATTATATCTTTTGTATAAGTACTCTTATAT